ATTTGTAACAACATCCTTTTTCTTTCTACGCAAGTCCAAAACATCTTCACATTGTTCCTTAATAAATCGTGCTTTATTGCTTAGAATCTGAATTTCTCGTTTAAGAAACGCAATTTGATATTCCTTTCTCTTTTTATACAAATTATATCTTACCGGAACATAACCATTTATAATATCTTCAACCGAACCAAACTTTTTTATTTGCCCATTATGATCAAATAAATATTGATTTGTGGTTGTCTTTGTTGTTATCAATTTAAATATTTTTTCAAATTGATTGCTGTGATCAACAATCCTTTTCAACAATCTATTTAATTTTCCATTTGCCAATTTAATTGTAAAATCAACTTCAACATCGGTAGACATGTCTGTATAACTTTTCACAATTGCCTTCTTTGTTTTTGTGCTTTCCATCAACTTTTCAAGATGTTCTTTGAATTGTTGTGTCCAAACGCCAATTGGCAATTCTGTTACCTGAACTGTATTGTTATCTATTACTCTATAATTTCCTTGAAACGACCATTTTTTTTCTCCCATAGGTGAAATTTTTCCTTTAAAACCTTCGTAATATGGTTCAATTTTTGGTTTTGATTTTTTTTTCAATAATGCTAATAAATAATTTATTATGTCGGTTGGATTATAACAAAGAACCTTTGAACTAAAACCCGTTCCAATTCCTTCTGACCCATTGACCAAAACCATTGGAATAATTGGACAATAAAAATCAGGTTCTATCTTTGTTCCATCATCGTCCAAATAATTTAATACACATTTATCTTCCTCATTGAACAATAATTTTGTTATGGGATTTAATTGTGTAAAAATATATCTTTCCGAAGCTGAATCTTTTCCTCCCAAAAGACGAGTTCCAAATTGACCATTTGGCATAAAAAGTGCAATATTATTTGAACCAGGAAATTCTTGTGCCATACCTACAATTGTCTTATTTAAACTAGCCTCACCATGATGGTAAGCCGAATGTTCACTTATATAACCGGTCAATTGTGCTACTTTTACCTCTTTAAATAAATTTCTTTTAAAAGCACCAAACAATGTTTTTCGTTGACTAATTTTTAGTCCATCTATTAAATTAGGAATACTTCTTTCACAATCATATTTTGAAAAATGTATCATTTCGCGATTTATAAAATCGTCGTAAGAAACTGCTTCCGTATTTGTATCAAGAACAGCACTTCTATCATAACCCGAAAGCCATTTTTTTCTATCATTTGTTCTTTTTTTATTAAAAACCAAATCAAGAGAATTGTTTGATTGTTCGGTAAATTCAAAATAAACTATCTTTTTCTTGGCGAAATATTCTTTGAATTCTTTCGCCGTGCTTGTACCCAAACCTTTATAATATTTTAACTTCCAACCTTTGACATTATTATTTGATTTCCATTCCTCGGCTTCGCCATCATTATAAAAACAAATCTCCTTTTTTCCTTTCTTTGCCTTCAAAATGGGCGTATTCATAAAACCAAGAAACTTCTCAATCTTTAAAAGATCATTCCAAAGTGTATGAAACATATTAACACATAGCCCCTTGATATGACTACCATCCAAATCCTGATCTGTCATAAACAATATGCTTCCATATCGCAAAACACGAGCAATATGCTTACGATCCTTATATTTCTTTCCTCCCTCCAAGCCTAAGATTTTTTTAATATTATTAATCTCATCATTATTATTAATTTTTGAAGGGGAGGTATCTGCCGTATTCATTAATTTCCCTTTCAATGGAAACACGCCAATTTTATTGCGATCATCCTTAGACAATCCAGAAACAATTCCACCCTTGGCTGAATCTCCCTCACAAAGAATAAGCACACATTCCGATGATTTTGCTCCACCAGCCCAATTCGCATCTATTAATTTTGGAATACCACGAATAGCGCGCGTTTTTTTTCCATCCGTTTTCTTTCCGGCATTTTTTTCTTTAATTGTATTTGTAAGAAGTGCTGTCTCCATTACTCCCAACTTAGCAATCTTATCTATAAATTTATCTGAAACAACACACGAAGATCCAAATTTTCTGACAGGCAAATTCATAAACTCCTTTGTTTGACTGTCAAATGTGGGGTTTACTATAACAGAATTCACAAATAACATTAATTGTTCTTTGATTGTTGCGGGCTTAACCTTTACCTTTTTTTTCTTTTCAATATAAACAATAAGTTTTTTTACAATCTGATTAAGAATATAATCAACATGTTTTCCACCCTTTTTTGTATGAATACCATTTACAAATGAAACTTGGGTAAATTCATCCAAAGGAGACAAACAAATAGCATATTCCCACCGATCACCTCCCCTTTCATAAATCCGTGGAGTTTCACTCCTTTTCCCAATATAACAATCTATATAATTTTCAAATGTTCTTACCGGCAAAATTGTTCCATTCCAACGAACACGCACAGTTTTATCGGTAACAGCTGCTATATCAAAGGTTCGTTTTTTAATAACATTAAACATATCCGTTGTCAATTCTTTAAGACCAAATCTCTTATAATCTAACAAAAAGCTAACCTTTGTATACGGTTTTTTTTTGCTTTTACGAACCGAAGGTTTCGCGATAACGGAAAGATTATCTTTAAACTCTTGGCTATATTTCAATCCGCGTTTTGCATCCACCGTTTCAATCTTTCCCCACAAAGAATAAATTAAAACCAATTTAAAACCAAAACCATTCTTACCACCAACAATCTTGTCTTCATCCTTTTTATAATTTGTTGATGTTCTCAAATGACCAAAAATCATTTCGGGAATCCACATTTTATGTTCGGGATGTTTGGCAACGTCAATGCCATCACCATCATTCATTATCGTAATAATACCTGTATCCCTATTCACAGAAATATCTATCATTTTTACCGGTTGAACAGAATTATCTCCATTTTTTATCTTTTCTTCAAGACGAACGCGATGATCTCTTGCATTAACAACCCCTTCATCAAAACATTTATATAAACCCGGAACAGTTTTAATTTTACCCCAATTCATTCTTCCATTCTCCCCTAGAACCCAATCCAAAATTTCATCTTCTTCTATGGAACCAATGTAGGTATCAGGGGTGTCAAGAATATGTTCTCTATCTGTCTTTTTTTGATACTTAAGTGATAAATTCTCAGCCATCATTTATTTTATATTTCTTTATTTTTTTATTTCAATTTTTATATAAAGCTATAAAAATGTTATAAATATATGAAACCAGAAATTATAAAAATATTGAACGATTGTAATATTGTATTTGATTCTTCAGATCAATTAAATGGTATGGAGATTCCTAGAGATATTTTACTTTCAAAAAAAACATATGAAAATATTAAACCTTCCATTGATACCATAAAAAAATCAGGTTTTAGTTCTTCTTCTCTAACAGCGTTACAAAAAAATGCTCATGAAACTCAAAAATGGCCATTATTAAATTTGGTAAGACAAATCTTGCGAGCAAGCAATTTTAATTTATTTCCAATAAGGAAAGCAATTGGAAGAAATAAATGTGGAAAAAAATTATATAAAAGATTTTTCAAAATACAAAAATTAAAAGATATAAAGGAACATGTAGTTTCTACTGTATGAATTATTGGGGTGAAAAAGATACTTCTATAAATTTTTGTGAAGAAAAATATGAAAAGTCGCCTTGGATCGCTGAATATTATAATACCCTTTCAAGTTTTTCATATATTTTAATATCTATTCCATTTCTTAAAACACAAAAATATATGATTGCTTGGTCGGGAATAGGAATAGGTATAGGAAGCATAATGTTGCATGGAACAATGCGATATTATGGTCAATGGGTCGATGAAATATCAATGATAATGTTTAGTTATCATTTATTAAAATATATAGATTTGAAATTCCCCCCTTTGTGGATACTCTTTGTCCCTATTTATTTTTGTCATTGGAGACATTTTTTTATAATGAGTACAATATTTTTTTCTATGCAAGTCCGTTGTTTTAATTTGTTATTAAAAAACCCTAAAAATCATATTTTCTTATATTTTTATTCTTTATTTTTTTTAATTGGTTTTGTATGTTGGTTTCTTGACCAATTTTTTTGTTCTTCAACACAAGAATATTATTTACATGCATTTTGGCATATATTTACATCCATTTCTATGTTTATAAATATGAAATGTATAAAATCTAACAATTATCAGGTTCCTTATCTATCAAACAAAAATAATTAATTTTAATTGTATTATTATTCACATCCGGATGATCATTATATATTTTAACATCTATTTCAGTTGAAATATAATCTCCTACATTAACAATTCTATATTTCCAAAATTTTTGAGAAGATGATTCAACTGTGTAATTTGTATTTACCTGTAAATTCCATTCATAAGGAAAATATGTCCATATTCCATTGTTTAATGAAGCATCTGCAACTTCACAATATGAAATATCACAACATGAAATATCTTGCGCAGGAATTTCACAATATACACGAGTTATAGGTGAATTTTTAAATATATATTCCGCCGTTCTATAATTATTTTGTAGTGAAGAAAATAATATTGTATTAGTCCCCTCCAAAAGATTAAAACTCTGAACATTGGTTAATATATCAATAATCTCTTGCCAACTACGCCCACAATTTAATTTCAGTGACATATCTTTTTTCAAAAAAGATAAATTTTTTAATTGATCATGTATAGATGCGCGTGAACACATATCTAATTCAAATTCATTTTTTAATTTCAAATCTTTTTTTATATTTCCAAAAATTATTTTATCGGCTTCAAAAGGCTTTTCATTTAAAAAATATGGAGAAGTAGTTATTTTATTAGATTTACCACCCAGATTATTATAATTATAATATTTTGTATCAAGTTTTTTATTTAATATTTTTTTTGGAACCCAACCATATTCTCCACCCTTTTTAACACCATTTCCTTCCTTATATATTTTATAAACATAAACCCACTTTTGTTTTAAATCCGTCCTGTTTGGACACCATTGAACCTTATGATTTTTTATTAATGTTAATGATGAATCATCAACCTTATAAAAATGAGATCCTGTATTATTTTCATGCGTATTTTCAGCAGGAATCACCCATGGATTTGCTATTACAGAAAAAGAAGTATTATTTTGTGGCAAATATGGAAAGGATAATTCTTTGGAATTAGAAAAAAAAATTTTCTTAAATTGTGAAAGTGTTAATAAACCCTTATTATATATATTTGTTATATAACCACAACCCTCTTTGGGTTGTTCTGTTTCTGTAGAAAATTCTGCTATATCTACAGTAATTACAGGATTTTT